ACACATTTATTCAGACCTATTACTGCTAGAGCACATACACTCTGGCAGGAAAAGGGTTTTATAAATTATGTAATTGACAATACGGAAGATTATTATATTGTTAAAAGTGTTAATAGTAAAAAGATTTGTGATGAGATTAGAAAAAATAATATGGATTTTACTAGTTAGTTTATCGCTAACTAATTGTGCTAACATAAACAGATCCGAAGTGGGTGCTGGATTAGGTACGATTACAACAACGGCAGGATGCGTTGAAATGGGAGTAACTGATCCTTATGTAGTTGCTGGTTGTGCCGTAGTTGGTGCGTTTGCTGGTGCTGAGATTATGTATAAGAGTGATTATGATGTACACAATGCTGTATTCGTAGATCATTTAAACAATGGTCCAACTACACAAAGTTATACGAATTGGTACAATTCAGAAACAGGTAATAGTGGTATTATAAAAATTACTAGGTCTTATGTACAAGGTCCAATTAAATGTAAAGACTATGACGCTACTATTGATATAGCAAATCAATGGCCGTTGATAGGTATTGGTGGAATTAATAGAAAAGTTGTGTTTGGTACTGCTTGTCAGACACCAGACGGAAAGTGGTTTGAAAGACAATAATGGATCCTAGAAATTATAAAATTTATATGTACGCTACTTTAATAATGATTACGGTATTATTGTTTATGGAATATGCGTGGGGTTGTGTAGATTGTGATTTAAATAAGAAGGCATTTGAAAAACACACTAAAGTAATTTCAGTAGAAGGTGATATTGATACAATTAATTATGATAAGGTAACCACTATATTAGAAAAATTAGAAAAGGCAGATAACAATGTCTATTATGATAAAATTAAAACAATAGAACCAGCAAAAGTTGATGGACAATATTGCTATGTTAAAATTGTTATTAAACAAAAAGGTGATACTATTGTTAAAGAAGAAATTTTGGAGTGTGCCGATGGTAGGAAAAAGTTTGATGGTCCAAGTTATTGGGAACTATTTGCTCAATTCTACTACCGAGATATTAATACTCCAGAATATTGCCGATATTATAGTCGGCCAAAGCACGCTTTAAAGTCGTTCGGTAAAGTGTGTATGAACAAGGACGGTGAATGGGAGGTAAGATGATTAAAAATTTAATCATTATAGGACTCTTTGCCATTGTGTTTACTCAAACGGACATTGGTATAGTTGATATTTTTAACTATGTTGAAGTGGCGCTTGACAAACTACAAGAAATGGTATATACTATGAAAAGGAGTGTGTAAAAGTATATGATGAAACATATGAAACTATTATCAGTTTTAGCAATGTCAGTATTGCTGACTAATTGTGCTGGTAATTATAAGATCAAGTCAGAATCAGGTAATGTTGTTGACAAAGTACCAAGTTGGTATATGGCAGACATTAATGAGTCTAAAGCGTGTGATAAGAAAATCTTTGGAAAAGATAAACACAAAGTTTGTATCTACGGTGTAGGTACTGCTGTGTCGCCTGACTTAAACCTTGCAATAGAGAAAGCAAAAATGCTTGCAAAAGCGGAACTTGCTGACATTATTAAAGGTGAAATGAACAAACAATCAAAACAATTTATTACTGAATTGGGAAAAACAGAAACCAAGACAATAGTAAGTGAAGTTGAGTCTGTTCTAGTCAATGTGATTAAGGATACTAAAGTTAGAGGATATGAAGTCTTTGAACAAGATGTAACCTTAACAAAGAACAAATATTATCGTGCTTGGATAGGTTTAAGACTTCCAATGGGTGAGTTTAACAAAATGTATAACTACACTATTGAGGAAGCGGTTGACGCCTATAATTTAAAACATAAGGCGAAAATCGCCTACGAAAACCTAGTAGGTAATGAAGATGACAATAATAATATACAGCAAAACTAATTGCGTTTATTGTACCAAGGCGAAAGGATTATTAGATAAACTTCGCCTTGACTACACCGAAAAAACATTAGAAAAAGATTTTAACGGTTCAGTTGAGAAGTTGTTAGAAGACATTGGGAAAAATGTTAGGCAAATGCCACAAATTAAAATTGATAATGAATTGATAGGTGGTTATAATCAACTTGTAGAATATTTTGAAAAACAAGGGAAAGTGAATTTCAAAGGTGAGATTAAATAAAATGGCAGACGACAAGGATAAGGATCCACATAAAAATGTTATTCCTTTTCCTACTAATAAAATTGTAAATCCTAGAACTAGAGAATTGGATGCACAAAGAAGGAAAATGGGTGAGAAGGTTGCTAAACAAATACAAGAGCAACAAACTAGAAAATTTGTTGAAACCGCAGTTGACGATATATCAATGCACTTGTTAAAAAACTTTGTAGATTTAGCAATGAAAACAAACCAACCAAATTTCACAAAAGATTTAGCATTATTAGTAGATGTAATGCGTGGTATGATTTATAGAGATTTCAAATTACCACATCCTGCTCAGAAATTAGCAGACAGGATGGTACTATTAAAAACAAATAAGGCAGGTACTACTTCAGCAAAGATTAATTATGCTGAGGTACTAGAGAAAGATAAACCTGTAAGAAATAATAGACCTTTAAGTGGTGATGTTAATAAAGAATTAAAAGACATCAATGACACAGCAGGTTTTTTTGAACCTGATGGAGATTTAGATGACTAAAGGAATTGCACAAGCAATCGCCGTGTCTGGTTGTAAAATAGACAAGAAAGAGAGGGTTAAACATAATGTTTAATTTTTTTAACACAAATAATAAAGTAGAAAAAGGAGAAGAAGATATGGCAAATGCTAGAACTTCAAAAACTACAAAGATCAGAAACCTGTTCAATACAGGTGTTGATGTTTCTTGGAAAACTTTAAGAAACAGATTTGATCTTCAATCACCTGCCGCTATGGTAGGAAAATTAAGAAACGAAGGTTTAATGATTTATGAAAATAGATCATCTAAAGGCGTTTCTTATAGAGTTGGTACACCTTCAAAAGCAATTTTGATTGCTGGTATGAACAAAGTGTTTGGTAAGCAAGTCGCTTATTCAGCATAATCTAAACTAGGTTTTGGGCGCTCAGATGCTGTATTACAGCAATACAGCGCCCTAACCACTACAAAATTATGGCAAGTAAAAGTAAAATAAAATCAGAAATTGAATCACTTAAAAATACAATTAAGTGGTTTAGAAAACAAATTGAACCACACGATTGTGGTTGGATGTATACCACAATAGATGGTATCAAACATAGAATTAAAGTTTTAAATAAACAATTAAAAGCACATACAACAGGCAAACTATATAAAGAAAAACATTGGAGTGAAGTCTAATGCCTAGAGAAAATCATTTAAGAACTATAAAAACTTTAGCAGAGAATAGAAGTGAGAAGATGACTCGTAAAGTTGATATAAATGATTACCAAGATGTTGCTGATTGTATCAGAATGGAACAAGTATCTGCTCCAGAAATTGCAGAATTATTTACAGACAAATCATTTTACAAATGGTATAAAAAGAAATACCTATGATACTAGTTGACTTCAACCAAGTATTAATCTCAAACCTTATGGCACAGGTAAGAGGCAAAGGTGATGTCAAACCTAATAAAGAAATGATTAGGTTTATGGTATTAAACTCATTAAGACATATTAATGTAAAGTTTAAAGAAGAATACGGTGATCTAGTATTATGTTCAGACGCAAGTGATCCTTGGCGTAAAGATTTTTTTCCTAATTACAAACATAGTAGAAAAGCAGCAAGACAAGATGGTCCATTTGATTGGGATGAGATATTTAATATTATAACAGAAATTAAAAAAGAAGTACAAGAGAATTTTCCATACAAAGTAATGTATGTTGCTAATAGTGAGGCAGATGATATTATTGCTTCAATTATAAAACTACAAGAAGAAGATATTTACCTAATAATTTCAGGTGATAAAGACTTTATACAACTACATCATTATGGTAATGTGTATCAATGGTCGCCTTTGTTAAAAGGTTTCATAGGTGAACAAGAGGATCCTATTAAATTTTTAAGAACACAAATAATAAAAGGTGATAGGTCAGATGGAGTACCTAATATATTAAGTGATGATGAAATATTTTTAAGAAATGAAAGACAAAAACCTATAAAGGCAAAACAACTAGAGGAGTGGTCTAATATAGATAACATACCTTTAGGATCAGAAACAAAAAAGAACTATAATAGAAATAAGAAATTAATAGATTTATCGCAGATACCGAAAACGATAGAAACTAACATTATAAATACATATAAGAACTATAAAGTAAAAGACAGGTCGCTCCTGTTGCCTTATTTTATAGGTAAAAAATTGAAGTCTTTGATTGATAAGATTAATGACTTTTGAAATGGAGTATAATTATGGCTATAGACAATAAAGCGCTACAATCAGGTTTAAGCACCACAGGATCAGGTGCTCCTACAGCACACGAAATCTTTACACAGATTAATAATGCTAAAGACAAACCTGCTAAAATTGCTGTATTAAAAAAATACGACAATAAACCAATGAGGCAACTACTCAAAGCTGCCTTTGATCCTAAAATCAAATTTGATTTACCAGAAGGAAATCCTCCTTATATCAAAAACGAGGCACCTGTTGGAACGGAACATAGTAGTCTTGCACAAGAAGCAAGAAAACTATATCACTTCATAGTTGGTGGAAATAATCAAATAACAAAGTTAAAAAAAGAAACTATGTTTATTCAGATGTTAGAAGGTTTACACCAAGATGACGCTGAAGTCCTAATGGCAATTAAGAATAAAAATCTTAATACCATCTATAAAGGTTTAACCGCACAAATGGTTAAAGAAACCTTTGGATGGAATGACGATTTTGTTAGAATCGCATAAAAAATCACTATTTTTAAGGGGTTTCCACGAGAACAAAAGGAGAACACCCCTTAAAAAACCCTTTAAAATCAACACTTTTTTTCGCTTGACTTTGCTCATAAAGTATGCTATAATAAATACATTATGAGAAAACAATTATTTTATACTTTTATAGTATTCGTATATATTTGGTCTTGGAGTATTTTTAATGCTGTCAATGCCAATGAGAGAGTTGAAACAACAACTGGTCATATTATAGTTGAAACCGTAAAAGGTACAGACATAGATCAGATGAAGATTTTAGAAGGCGAACTACAAAATTTAGCACATAAGTTTGCTTTAGAAATCATACCGATAATTGAGGCGAGTTTACCTTTAATTATGGATAGAGTGATGACAGATTTGAGGTTAGAATTAGATAAACAACACAAATGTTTATTGTTAAAAGATTCTAAAATCAAAGATAAGGATTGTCAATGATAGAATTTTTTTTAGAAATACCGATGGAATTACAGGTGATAATTTTATCGTGTATAACAATGGGAGTTATTCAACATTACAATGATGTCAAAGAAAAACAAAAACTTACTAAAGAATATGAGAGTGAAAAAAGTTTTAAAGCGAGAATTAGCAAGTAATAGACAATACAAAACGACTTATAAAGATATTAAAAAATATTTTAAAGTCATTAATAAGTCTATCTTCAAAGGTGTACTTGCACCATTCAACGATATACAAATCAAAGAACTTAAATGGCAAAAATGCTTTGGTCAAGTTGTAACTTGGGAATGGAAAGGTAAAGGCACACAACAATTTCATTTAGAAATGTTGCCTACTTATAGAAACAAAAAAGAATTTGTGGATACACTTGCTCACGAAATGGTACATCTTTATCAGATGGTACACAAAAATGATACAGGTAACCACAACAAATTATTTTATTCGTTTAGACCAAAATTAAATAGAATTGGTATAGACATATAATAAGAGAAAGATATATTATGGTTAGAAAAGTGAAAGAGTTGGATCCTTATATTAAGGCAAGAGTAGGAGAAGCACTTTTGAAACTAGAAGGATTAATTAAACCATCTAATTTACCTGGTACAAGTAGATTGTATTACACAGGTCAATGGGCAAAGGACATCTATGATAACTATACCGCTAAACAGGCGGCAGTTATTTTTAAAAAAGTAGAAAAACTAAAACCACATTTAACATTTTATCAATCAAAATTAGAAACATTTAAAGACCACGAAGGTAAAGAGTGGACAGGATATGACTATTATGCCAAAAAAAATTAATTGGGATCGTGTATTAGATAGGTCTTGGTTTTATACCAAAATATTTTTTGGTATATTAATCTTATGTGTAATAGCATTTAGTTATGGTACATTTAAACCGAACTCTATTGCTGTTAAAAATGTAACTAATAAAACAGAACAATTTTATTTACAAAAAATAAAAGATTTAGATTTAAGAGAACCATCTTTTGAATATAATAATGATATTCAATTTATAAGAGCAATGCACAAATGTATTGACTATGTAAATTTCACAACACCTAAAAAGAATAGAGTGCCTTATGAAATGATTATAGGTCAAGCGGCATTAGAGTCAGGTTGGGGAACTAGTAGATTTGCAGTTAAAGGAAATAATTTATTCGGTATTAGAACTTGGGATAAAAATGTGCCAAATTTATTACCGACAGGTATTGAAAAATGGCCAGGTTGGGGTGTGAGAGTATTTGCTAGTAAATGTGATAGTGTAAAAGAATATGTTAGATTATTAAATAATCATCCTGCTTATAAAGAATTTAGAACTGCTAGACAAGCAATGCTAGACAACAATAAACAATTAGATTCAATAGTGTTAATCAAAACACTTGATAAATTTTCAACAACTGCCGACTATGACAAGAGAGTCATACGGATGATTAAGAGAATAAGAAAACTAGAAGAAGATAATAAATAATCAAATGTTTTTAACTATATTAACTTTCATATCAGCGATTGCTATATCTTTAATAGCGGCAGGATATTCTATATTAGGACTTGCAACATTATTTGCTGGTGCCGCTGTACCTATTATTGCAATGGGATCGGCATTAGAAGTTGGTAAGTTAGTTGCCGCCAGTTGGTTATATCATAATTGGCGAGAAGGTATACCAAGGGCATTAAAAGCATATCTATTTACAGCAATTATTGTATTAGTATTCATAACTTCAGTAGGTATCTTTGGGTTTTTATCAAAAGCACATTTAGATCAAGTTAGACCAACAGGTAATAATGCAGTACAGATAGCATTAATAGATAAACAAATAGATCAACAAAATCTTATTATAGATAGAGCAGAAAATACACTTAATAGATTAGACAAGGCGTTAGATGTTTATATTGCAAAAGAATATGTAAGTAGAGGTCTTAAAGAAAGAAAAAAGCAGAAAGAAGAAAGAGATTTTTTAAATGCTGAAATTAAGAAGGCAATGGATGAGATTGCTAGACTTACTTCAGAAAAAGGTAATATAGAAATAGAACAATTAAAAATAGAGGCAGATGTAGGTCCTTTGAAATATGTTGCTGAATTAATATATGGAGACAATGCAAAAGACCATTTTGATGAAGCAGTTAGAATTATTATATTAATATTGATATTTGTATTTGACCCATTAGCAGTATTGTTATTGATTGCTGCTAACATATCATTAAGACAATGGAGAGATAAGCGAAATGCGAAAAAGAAAATTAAAGAAGAAGAAGATAAAGAAAAGAAAAAACAAAAGAACTGGCAGACGGAAGCTATTAACGCAAAAGTTAGAGCGAAAAACTACCGAGATAAGCAAAAAATTTATAAAGACTTTTTTAACAAACTAGGTAAAAGAGAATTAACTAATAGAGATTA